ATGGATGATCCATTTACGATTTGGGTACAAAACCTTGTGCCAGGAATGACTGCTCGAACCATCGTAAAAGATGAGCAACGGGTCATAGAGTTTGATTTGATGGGTCATGCAAAGGCTATTGTTGGCGTCGGAATACATAGCGATGGCAAAAAATGGGCTACAATCTACGAACACGAAGCTGAGAATGATTTGCAAGAGAAAGTCTTGCTGCAATCAATTTGTTATCACTACAAAGTACATGGCTTTGACTGCGGCTATTCTTTTGCTGGCACCACGCGCTTGAAAGGTATTTTGTACAGATTAGGCATTAAAGAGAAGGAGAGGTATCAAGGTGTTTACAAAATGGAAACAGGGGCTGATGAGCTTAGGAGCCATCGGACAGCAGAAAGCTAATTCAAAACATAGTGATGATCTGTTTAACAGCATGATCTATCTTGTCAGTTGGCAAGATGATGACGGCTTCAAACACACTGTGAAAAGAAGCACTTGGCGACAAGCTCGTGCTGTCAAGCGAATATACAAGAAATATCACCCTGAAATTAGACAAGTAGTATTTGATTGCGGCTTTGTGCTGACAAATAGAGTAGTGAGGTAAAAATGAATATCGTACCAAAGGTAAATTACGATGGGTTGGACAAATTAGACTCTGCTGTCTTGAAAATTGTACAAGAAGCCAACATGCGTGTGTATTCAGATCTTGAGCGCCTGATATTTAGAATTAACCATATCTTGTCGGAACGTGATGGTAAGAATCAGACTGATGGCGGCGTTACTAGATGTGTATACACATCGATTGACTCAGAGGAGCCCCATCGTCCAGGCGATACATACTGGTATTTAAGCAACATGGGTGTTGTCTTAAAAAAGACGTGGATGTTGTCTCCTGATGACATCAGACGACATAGGATCGGCAATACTTATCGAACTAAAGAAGAATGCGAAAAAGCCCGTGACCGTCAACTAGCCGAAGTCAGACTACGCCAAACCTCAATGTTTACACCAGATTTTGAGAATAGGAACGGTGGGTGGATTGTTGTCTATAACTATGCATATCATAAGCTATTTGCAGAAAATATTCGATTTGAAGACGCTGGTGAACCTGTACGCTACGAAACCGAAGAAGATGCCAAAAGATCTATCAAAGAAAACCGAGAAGACTGGTTGACTTATTTTGGAATAAGGGAGGTAGAGAAGTGATCGACGATAACCAATTCGACATATTCCAGTGGGTAAACTGGGCTGACGCAAACAAGAAAGACCTGCTTATTGACCTATTCATTTTCAATAAAAACTTTACGCCATACATCTTGCCATTGGATTCAGAGCCGATGGAAGAGCAGATGCGAGTATTATTTCTTTACGAAATATTAAACGCGGTTCAAACTGGAGCAGCGACCGGGCTGTCAATCAGAGACTATGCGACAAACGATCAAACAGACAATGTTCTGATGTACAGTGAGCTTGAAAGCATCCAGCGCGCTGAGACACTCGTTTATTTCCTTGGTGATGATCGTATCTCTCAATTCAACGATCAAGAGCATGAGCTAAAGCGTATGCACGGCATCGTGGTACGGTTTAGCGATCCAAAAGATCCAGACAAGACCTTTTACGTTGCCAAACAGCTGCAGCGGTCGCAGATGTTGAGTGGAAGCCTCACGTGGCAGACCAGCGGTAACAAGTTTGGTGAGCTCAAGGCTGATGCGGCATTCAAAATACCAGCAGACAACCAAGTGTTGATTGCCGGCGGCAAAGTGTTTGCGTTTAATCCAAAGAAGTTTGTCAACTTGTTTAAGCAAGATCCATCAAGCGACGTTGTAACCAGGCGAATCACCAAACATCTAACTGCGAAGTTTGCGTTGTCATTCCCAGAGGGCTTGTCGTTGGAGGAACTAGCTGACAACAGTAGGTCATTGACCGACACGCTGCTAAAACTAGACATTGAACATCTACCAGACCGACAAAGGGTCGTTGATCATGCTGACGAAATGAATTTGGCGCTCATGACAGACAATAACGACGGCATTATCATCATGGACAACCGTGACGCGATGATGTTCGTCAATATTCTGGCCGACAATTATGTTGATAGCAATCTGACCGGATCGCACTATCTCGCAACCAGTAAGAAGCGGATCGATGGCGACTCGCAGATGAATATGAACGTATAAACGCAGTTTATCAATGACCTGCCATACGTCGAAAAACTGGACAAAATTAAACTAATTAGAAAGGAGAAACCATGAGCAATAAAAAGAAATTGGGAGAGATCACAGTCACACTGTATGAGACTGATGATGGCTATAAAACTGAGACTAGATTGTCTAATGATATACGCATCAATATCTCTGGGGCGCGTGCACTGGTCAAAACTTTACACATTCTCGAAAAGACTATAGCTAAACAAGTATTGAGCTCTGTGGTTGATGAAGACGATGACTTGTTGAAGTCAATTTTCCTCGATGATTAGTAATTGCGCAATCGGTTACGACTTGTACCCAATTGAAAAGAACATTAACAATTCAACCGTGTAACTGGGCAGATAATATGCACATTTCACCTCTTTCCATCTTGCGAGCCATCTTGGCACGTACGGTGATTAAAAAATAGTGGAACGTCATTCGAGTTTTTTGGTTTTTGTTTTCTCTTATGTGACGTGTATTGTCTGTCTAACTGGTAGCACCAACGCACCTTTTGTTTTCATGGAGCTATTCTAAACCATCCTAAAATAAAACAACTATCATTTGGTGCTATCAACTGGCAACATCATCAAGAACAAATTAACCATATTAGTGCTTTACGAATGGTGTTGTCAACTGGCTATATAAGTGGCGGAAAAGGTAGACGCTATACCCAACGGTAAGTCCTCAAGATGCGCATTTGGGGCAGAACGTGGAATGTTCGGTGACGGGAGTTCCAAATCCGACTTAGAGCAAAGCGACGTGGCATGTGATGTGACTTTACGAAACCTAATTCCCTCACATTCGAGGAAATTAAAACTCGGCAAATCATCACCTTATATAGCCAACCAGTTATGCGGTTGAATATAAGAATAATAAGGAGAACTTATTCATGAAAGTAAATAACAACAGCAACGGTATCGGTTTTGTCGGTGCGCTAACTATCGCATTTGTCGTACTTAAACTAATGAAGATTATTGATTGGTCGTGGTGGTGGGTATTATCACCATTGTGGATATCTATGCTTGTGGTGATAGTTGTGATCGCCGTAGTTTTCTTGTTTTTTTGGCCGAAGGAAGCTAAAAGAGGATAAATTGTCGAATGCCAATAATTTCGTGTAAATAAGGAGAGTGCAATATGGCTAAGCCACATTTTAGCTCATTAAGAATGGACTGGCGAACACCCAAAGCGGTCTACCAAGTGCTAGATTCAGAGTTCCAGTTTGACCATGACCCTTGTCCAGCTAATTGGGACGGTAAGGTCGATGGGCTAACCAGCGATTGGGGGGTACAAACTACGTCAATCCACCATATGGTAGAGAGCTGCCGAAATGGATTGAAAAAGGATATCAGGAGTGGCAGAAAGGCAGAACAGTCGTGTTTTTAATACCCAGCCGCACTGACACTCGATGGTGGCACGACTACTGCATGAAAGCCACTGAGATCCGTTACATCAAAGGCAGACTTAAATTTGACGACCAGCCAAATCCAGCGCCGTTTCCGAGTGCGATAGTTATTTTCAAGGCGAACGTCAAGTAAACTACACGAATTCGTGTAAATAAGGAAAGGGCTATATGGGCTTTAGTATAACAATACAGGCAAATGACGGGGGAGAGCTGTATATATCAAATGGTTATGGAGATTTTTCGGTTGGTCCTCTTGATAAACTAGCTCGTAAGTACCGACATACTGGCACTTATGATGACCAAGATGGCGACTTTGAAGTAGAAATAGACAATGTTGACGACCTGGCGGACGCGTTGGCTGAGATTCAGCAAATCGCTGAAGAAAAGATTGGTGACAGAATATGGAACTTAAAGCCTGACATATCGTACGGTCAAGACCCTAAACAATACGTAGCAGACCAGATCGGACTTGATGATAGTTGTTATGCCTTGCTTACGGGTAGGGTATTTAGCTACCTATTTCAACAACGTTGCCTACGTCTTGATAGCACTACCAAAAGTGGTTTTAGGCTAAAAGAGGGTAGAAAAATTATTTTGTCAGGTGGATAGAAAGGATAAGCAATGAGTGAAACTGTAGGACACAGAGGAAAACTTACACTTTGCAAAAAATATAAAGATGCTAATGAGCTTGAGGCTAGCTTACAAGACTTTTGGAAAAGCATACCAACAGAAGAGCGCGATAAATACTATAAAGATGTAGAAGAAGTTGACGAATACGGGCTAGAGGACAACGGCTATGTCATTATCGACGGGAATTGTATTTATAAAGTTGAATTAGACAAAGATTTCGACATATATGACAACTTTGTTGAAATCACTCAGGTTCAAGATGGTGTTTATGAATTCATGACGCAGTTCTATAACGGCTCAACCTGCCTTCAAGAAATGCTACAGGAGGGCTTTGATCAAAAAAGGGATAGTCTAAAGACGAAATGATGAATGTCAATTAAACTACTAATTTTGTATGCATAGAGAAAGGAGATGTCGATGATTTACGAAGTCAAAGTTCGAGTGGTGCAGGAAGGCACTGTATTTGTTGAAGCTGAAACTCAAGCTGAAGCCAAAAAGGCCGCCACGAGTGATAGCGTTGTCTCAAGAGCCGATTTTCCAGATGTTATTGAGTATTATGCTGATGAAATCTATAACGGCGAGTGCACCGTTAATAGAGCGAATAATAAAATTATCAAGGCGGAGGACGTGTTGGGGAAAAGACCCGATCAACCAACGATCAACGAAAATAACAGGGGTGAGAATGATGGAAAGTAACAATAAATCAACCGACAATCAACGAACAAGCGAGCTGCGAGCACTCAAAGACTTAGTGAGGGCAGCAACGCTTTTCCTGGTTGTTGTTGCAGCCCTTGTACTTTTGTCTATGACCATTGAACAGAATACAAAAGACTTAGAGGCTCGATGTAAATCGCTTGGTGGCGTGGTTGGTCAAACTAAGTGCTTTAAGGATGGAGAGGAAATATAGCATGGAAACATTTGAACTATGCAAAAAGCTACATGAGCTAAAACCTGATTGGCAAGGCACCGCTGGCTGCAAGCATCTCATCAAGTTCAAAGCTCCTAAATCACGTATCTATCCTGAGGATGTAAATCGACCCTTCTACGATTGGGCACCAGAATACACGCTGGAATATTTATTGGATAAGTTGCCAGACGCTATTGAGAATAAACTTGGCGTTGGTGCATTAACACTATCCAGTAGAAAAGTGCAATATAGGGATGGTTGGCTAGCGTTTTATGGAGATGACGAAGGATGCTCAATAGACAGCAACTTAGTCTGCGCCGCACAAACCCCGCTACACGCTGTATTAAAACTAGCCATAGCAATGGCAGAAAAGGGGTTGGTATAATCCATGGCAATGAGAATAGATGACACAGACCCGATAGATAGAGCAACTCCTGCTCGAATGATTATACCGCTATTAGTTATGATGGCACTTATATTTCTGATCGGTAAAGCGATAAAAGACGACCCATTCCTATCTGGCACTGAGATTTGTCAAAAACATTTTGGTAAAGACTATGTCTATCAAAGTGGGTATCATAGTGCAAGCTTCTGTGTAGACAGCTCAGGTATCCCAAAATATCCCAAAACGTGGAGGGAGAGGAAATCTAATGCGTGAAATAAAGTTCAGAGTCTGGGACAAACAATGCCGTTTATATCTGACGTTAGCTGGTGCAGACTGGGGAGGTGCAGAAGATAGAGGTACTTTCTGTAATTTCAAATATATACATCTGTTCCCACCAGAGGGCGTCCCAATGCGCAACCCATCGCCCCATTACGGCGGGTGTCTAAGTTTCAAGCTTACAGATAGTGTAGATAACGATCGTTTAGTCTTTGAACAATATACAGGACTAAAAGACAAAAACGGTACAGAGATTTATGAGGGTGATATTGTCCAGACACCAGAGTATCCTGGGAAAATAGTCTACAACGAAAAGTACGCCTGTTTTGAATTATGGAGACCACGATCAAGTGAATGTTTCATAGCGTTAACACATCAGCAAGATATTGACATGGGAGATCTTGAGGTTGTTGGCAATATTCACAAAAACTCTGAATTGATGGAGGAAAGATAATGGATACACGTGGATTCCTTGCCATTAGACTATTCGTTTACTTTATAGTCATGATGATAGTAGGGCTGTTCTTACAATATTCTGATATTGGAGTAGCTTTAATGACATTTGCTGTATTTTTAGGTCTTTGGGTCGTATCAATAGAGCTTAGAGAGTATAGCGACAGCCTAATAGAAGAACGATGGAAAATATTCAGACCTGGTATAGTGGAGATAATATTGATCGTATTGTTCGCTGGTTGGTTTGCTTTTATAAGTAGCCTACATTTTGAGCATAAGCGACCAGAACAAATAGAACAAGAGTATCAGAATCGCTGCAAACAGTTGTATGGAACTGAAGCTGGAGTGTTTACGGAGCGCAGACGTTCGAGTATATATCGCTATTGTTACGATCCTGACGGCAACATAAAGGTGCTTCATTAAAGATAATAGAGAGGTTAAATAGAGGAGGAAGTGATGACCAAAATCAAACCTATAAAGTCGGAGTTTAAGCAGTCTTACGGCGGGCTTGCTGTCGGCGACAAAGTGTATTTCGGCTATCGAGACGAAAGAAAAAACAAACCGGACAGATATGGGCTTGGCACTGTTGTCGCCGGTGGAGTGCTCGAGAAACAATACGACATATGTCTATTTTGGATTTTTGTTATATCTAAAACTCGAAAAGTAACCAAGGTGCTGATTGAGTTTAAGGATAGCTCGCAAAATACCGAGTATTTTCTGAGAGAGCCGGGTGAATGTCTCAAGGCGGTTGACGGAGAAAACGGTAATGCCTAATCTCGCAAACATAGACAATCCGTACGAGGATCAAGAACAAGAGGCGTTTGTGCAATGGCTACAGTTGAAAGGCTATCCGCATTTCAGAGTACCTAACGAAACCTATACCAAAAGCCACAAGCAGCGAATCAAGAATAAGAAGCTTGGCGTGAGTTCTGGCGTGCCAGACTTGGCTGTAGTTGTGCCGAACACAGGAACACGACGAGTTTACGTAGAAACACTTGATAGCGACGATAGCGCTGATTACGACCAGCCTATTAGCCGCTTGGTATTCATCGAAATGAAACGCAAGAAAGGAGGCGTGACATCAGAGAACCAAAAGAAGTGGATTAAAACACTCAATGAGGCTGGCATTCAGACCGTTGTTTGCAAAGGTTGTGATGCGGCGATTGAGTTTATTGAATCAATAATCACAAGAGGAGATTAGTAAATAATGACAATCGATGAAATCCTACTCGAACAATACCTGCTCGGTCGAGAGCATGAAGCTATGTTTCAGCGTGGCGAGAAGCGTGAGGTTGGTGGCGAGATTGCTGTAGCCAAGAAGCAGATTCAGAAATTACTGAATGAAGAGCACCGCAAAGCCTATAAAGAAGCGGTAATCAATCTTATTGCTGCAGAAAATGAAGCTAGAAAAATCATAAGTACCCACGATCTAGTTGTTACTAGGGCTGTATCTCGTCATACCAGTCTCTGACTTTAGCCACAAAAGCATATCTAGCAAAATAGCTGATTTATGTTATAATAATAAAAGTTATATTGGAGGGCAGCGGTGATAAATCTGGAAAACACTGAAGATTATGGCTATGATGAGTGGTTAGAGTTTTTTAGAAAAATACCTGCTGCTGAACTGATAGATTCTATAGAAGAACTAAAAGCGAACCTTCCCGGTGATGGATATGCGGCCGCTATGCGCTGGCTCGACATTTTCGACAATCCCAGCAAGATGGACAAATTGTATAAAGGTCGGCTTGATAAAGAGGCTGAAACTGACATTATGGATCTTGCAATCGGCGATGACGACGAGAAGTTTTATGAGAGCTTGATTCGCCAAAATGTTGAACAACTTACCTCATCAAGTATTTCACAGCAGGAGGTGGCGAGGCTGTCGCAGAATATCAATATCTTTAGAAAAGAGCTGCGGGACATTCGGTCCCGTCGTCCAAAAGCTGGTTCGGTCCTAGAAAAGGTCCTAGCGAAAGCGGCAGCGCCCTCTAGTGCCACGAAAAAAGCGAAAAAGACAGCCAAGCCTACATCTAAAAAGGCTAAAACCGCACCTAAGGCTGTAAGAGCAACGAAAAAGAAAAAGGTAACCAAGGATACCTCTAGTGCCACGAAAAAAGCGAAAAAATAACCAAATACCGCGGATTGATTTATATATTCCTGGCGACACTGAAAAGGCCGAGCTTTTATTTGAGCTGCTCGATGAATATGGGATGGTCCTACTTGAGTGGCAGCGTCTAGTGCTGCGCCGTTGGTTGGCTGAGGATGAGGACGGTAATTTCGTTAATCTCGATTGCGGATTGAGCGTGCCTCGCCAAAATGGCAAAACTGAGATTATTGTAGCGCGGATCATCTATGGTATTATTTTTCGCAAAGCCAAAGGTCTGTTTACTGCTCAGCAGCAGAATACGGTTGATGTTGTTATTAAGCGTGTACAAGATTTTTTCTACGAAAATGAGCATCCAGAAATATTCAATTTGTTAACGCCGAGGTTTCGTAAAAAACCAAGAAACTATAAGTTTATTGAATTTTTGAACGGCGCTGAGTATCATTTTTACACCAGAACGCGTATGGGTGGTTTAGGGTCTACTAATGATGATCTGATATGCGATGAGGCTGCAGAGATGCTCGATTCGCATCAGTCGGCGCTGATACCGACGACTTCAGCCGCTAGAACTGGTAACCCGCAAATTATTTATGCTGGGACTCCACCGATGGCTGAGACGGTCGGTGAGGTATTTGCCAGGAATAGACGAAATAAGCTGGCTGGCGCTTCTGGTGTTTGGACTGAGTGGGGAGTTGAAAAGATTACTGACGTACACGACAAAGAAGCTTGGTTAGCTACCAACCCCTCGCTGAACATATTTTTGCTCGAAAAGGTGATACAAACTGAAGCCGACAGTATGACAATAGATGATTTCAATCGTATGCGGCTCGGCTGGTGGGATGGTATTGATAATAAGCGAGCAATTAAACAGACAGACTGGGACGATCTTGCTACTGAGAAACCTGATTTTGATGATAGTTTTAAGCCTGTATATTCTGTAAAGTTTGCACCAGACAGAAGCTCATGGTCATTGGTGGTTGCTCAGCCACTAAAAGATGGTCGTGTACATGTCGAGGTAGTGATGAGCCGCCCAATGAGCGAGGGATTTCATAGGCTATCCAAATGGTTGATCGAGCGCTGGAGGCAAGCAGCAGTGATTGTACTTGATGGAGCAACTGGAGCGCCAATATTATTTGAGGAGCTTATAAAGGCTGGCATTCCTAAAAAACGTATCATCCTGCCGACCATGAAAGAAGTAGTGGCAGCACATCAGTTTATGAGAGATGCTATCGATAGAGGTGAATTATCTCACTATGACCAGCCGCTATTAAACCAGACGGTCCGTATAACAAAAGAGCGGTCGTTTGGGCGGTATGGTGGTTTTGGCTGGGAGAGTATGACAGATAAACTATCAACGGCACCGCTCGACGCTGCGACATTTGCTTTTTGGGGACAGAAGGTATTTCCGAAAAAACAGGTTACTGCTAAAGATAGGAAAATGAGGGCTGATCGCTGGCAGCAGATATTAAGTAGTCTATAGTAAAGTTTTCCACAGGTTTAACAAAAAAGTTTATAAAATGCATGCAAAGTGCTTGCATTGTGCATGCATGTTTGCTATAATTAAGACAGTCAAGCGAGGCACATTAACAACTAGAGGATACAACAATGAAACTAATCACAATAAAAGCTTTTATCGGAAGCGACAACCAAACCAAACAACTCAATATCGATACAATCGTATCAATCGTAAATACAAACCACGAAGCCTTTACCTTACAATATCCAGTCATCGGATACTGGAGAGGTGAGGCAGAGGAAACAGCAGTACTCTACTTATCAGACGAACGCCAAAAGGTGATGAGCACGCTCAACGAATTGAAAGAGGTGCTGAACCAGGAGGCAATCGCCTATCAAATAGAGAATGACCTACAACTAATCTAAACCAAACGCCTCGCTTGGCGTCAGGGTGTCCTCATAAAAAAAGGAGGCGGATATGCCAACAATAAATCAAATTACTAAAAAGAATGGCAAGATCATCAAGACTAAGGTTGATGTGTCTGCACCAATTTATAACGTACGGATCAATCAAGAGGTGTACGAACGCTTAGTTGTGTTAGCCGCAGAGAACGGGCGCAGCATAACTGGTGAGATAAACTACCGGCTTGAGCAATCGCTTAAAAAATAGTATCATATCTGAGCGATTGTTGTGATTAGCAGTCGTTGTTGTAGAGCGCTCTGTTTGTCAGAGCGCTTTTCCTTTTACTAAAATAAGACCCGCCCTACCAAGCTCTCGAATTTGGCGTAGGGTTGATGTCCTCTGGTAAATCATCCCCCGGCATCTTTGCCCCCTTACGCCTGTTACAGATCCTGTGAGTAAGTTGTAGATTATCAATATCATAAGGTGAACCACCGCGAGAAACTGGTATGATTTCATCTAATTCTGGAGACATCGGGCTACCTGCGGTCAAAGTCTTGTCAACTTCGCGGCCACAAATACCACACATATCCTGCATAGCATAAACTCTTTTGCGTAGGTCTTCTCGTAGCTTTGGGAACTGTCGTCGTGGATCTTTAGCTGTTGCGTACTTACGTCTCTGCGCCATAAACTTATTATAAAATAGTATGATACTTTTGTAAAAATATTGACATAATATAATTTTTGTGGTGGCGGGGAGGGTGTATATCCCGGTCCCAGAGGCGCCAAGCGCGGTGAGTGGGGCTATTTTCACGCGAGGAAAAAAACGAGTTTTTTGGCGCGGTGAGTGGGTGATTGATTTAAGGGGTAGATGATGGTATAATATGGGTATTATGACGGAGGGACAGCGTGACTATTTGGCTGATCTGGCACTGCGCAAAGGTGTGGTGCTGGAGGATACTGACAATAAGTCAGTTGCTTGGGCGAGTAAGAAAATTGACGAGTTAAAGGCGATGGATGACGCTGAGTTTTCAGAACCAACGGCAGAGTTTTCAAAAAAAGTCACTACAGCCGTGGATAATATTATCAAGGGGATACGAGCGTGGACTTTTCAGAAATAACGCTGGATACAGCTGGCGGTGTAGACAAGGTCGTTGCGGCGATTTTACGCGAGGGTATTTCGCCAGATGAAAAAATAGAGTTGGTGGCGGATGTGCTGAAGCGGACTGGCCGCGAGCTGCACGGCAAGTTGTATTCGCTATCGAGCGAGGTGTTTGACTCGGCGGCAATGCTGAGCAGCGGATATGGTGTGGAGATGGCTGATCAGGCGGAGCGGCTGGCGGTGAAGATTGTGCGTAACAGCGCATTGAATCGGCAGACTGCCGCGATGCTGCTAAAAGAGTATTGCGATGTGGTGTTGGCGGCGGCGCAGCACGAGGCTTTTACGAACGCGAAGTCGATGCAGAAACATCCGACGCTGACGCGGCGCGCTAATGTTGGCAGGCCAGACTGTGCGTGGTGCCAGAAAAAGGCTGGCGTGTATGTTAATCCGACGAGTGATGATTTCAAGCGCCACCGAAAATGTGATTGTGTGTTTGAGGTGAGCGGTTATAATTCGCGCAATGGTGTGCTAAAGAATTTTAAGAAAGGATAGCTATGATCGGCATAGATATTGAATTTAAGAATAGACCTAATGAGGACGGAACGCTGTCGAGCTTTACGATCAAGGACTGCCTGGTCTCGCAGACGAGTACGCCGACTGCGACTAAGCCTGAGGTGATGGTGCACATCCCGAAGACGAGCAGCGAGACTGTCGATGGCGCATGGTTTGATTACGCTGGACATTCGTATCATGTTGTTGGTACGACGGTGCCGTTGATCAAGGAGAACACTCCGTCTAGGTGGGACAGATATTGCATCGCGCAGCGTATATATTAAGACATCCTGTTGTAGATATGTGTATAAAATGGTATAATATAGCAAATAATCAAAGGAGGGTATTATAATGATTATTCGTAACAAAGAATCTGGCGAAACAATTGAAGTGATGGATGGCAGTATCATTGCTGAATCTGCCTGGGAAGTAGTGGAGCCAGAGCCGGCTAGCGATGAAGAAGAGTCCGTAGAGGCTTCCGATGATAAAGACTCCAAAATTGAATCTGATACTGAAGTCGAAGCTGAAGATACTGGCAAAAGCAAGAAAAAGTGATATAATATAGTCATTACAACGCCACGCTTGCGGCAAATGCGGATAAATAAACTTATTTATTCGCATTTTTTATGGCAGAACTCAAAGATTTTACTACTAAAGAAAAATTAGCCGAAATATGGCGAGCCTTGGATGTTGACGAGGAAAAGCGAGCCGAGGCGCTTATTCACATGGCGTCTGCTCAGCTGCGGCTGATCGCTAAAAACAACAATATTGATCTGGATGAGGTTATCGAGAAAGACGCTAGTAAAATATTCGCTAAGTCGGTTGGTTTTGTTGTTCTGGCGGCCGTGAAGCGCGCCATGCTTACGCCAGTAGACGCGCCGCCCGCTACTCAATGGTCGCAAGCGGCAAGCCCGTACTCTGAAAGCATGACATTTACTAATCCTGCTAGCGACTTGTATTTTAAGAAAAGCGAGCTGCAGATGTTGGGGCTGAATAAGATATCTGGTAAATCGCAGATTGGCGTACTGAGAGGGGTGAGATAATGGCGTTGGACGACTGGAAGTGGGTCTATTCACAGCTCAATAAATCGGTTGGTAAGTATCCATTTTATGAGAGTACGTTTAGTTACAGCGATTACGAAACGAGCAAGATTGCGCGCTCAATTGGTAAGCAGCATGTCGGCTGGGGTAGACGCGCCGTTGAAATGCGTGCAAACAAAACGAGGTTTGATAGGTTTGAAAATGACACTATCGGACTGAATGAGATACTGGATGAATACAAGGTGCGCGAGGCGTTCGACAATCTTAAGGAAGATATCCTGGTATGCGGTATCGGCTTTTTGGCTCTGGCAGGTGACAAGGTGATGCCGTTTACCGCGCTGGAGGCGACAGGCACGTACGATTGGTATACGCAAAACCTGAAGTCTGGCGTGGCGGTGTTCCGCCGCAGTAGCACACCGAGCGTTACCGATGGTCCTGATAGCTATATGCAGTTCTTTAGTGACAAAACTGTTGTGTACGAAGATGAGGTTCTGAATACATACAAGAACCATACTGGACGGCCGCTAATGACTATGCTGACACACAAGGCGACGACGCGCCAGCCGTTCGGTAGAACGGTATTGGTTCGGTCGTCTCGCGATGCACTAATTGACGCCAGCCGTACAGTTCGGCAGGCTATTGTTGCGGCGTACCACTACAATACTAAGGTGGATATTTTGCTAGGTGTCGATAATGAGACAGACGTTGACGTGATCAAGTCGCAGACAGGCGATATCCTGAAAATTACGTCGAACGAGAACGGTCAGATACCGCAAGTGGCGCAGTTTGCGCAGCACGCAATGGCACCGTTCAATGATTCACTGCTGATGTCAGCGCGCAATTTTTGTGCTGATACGAAGCTGTCGTTGAATAATTTGGGGCTGTCAAGCAACGCGCCGCAGTCGCCTGAATCGCTGGAGATTGTCGGTGATGACCTGCGCGAAGCGATTATTGAGTGGCAGAAAGAGGTTGGTAATCAGCTGAAGCACTTCGCAATGACGTTATGGATGCACAAGAATAACGTGACGAAAATAGACGATAATTTACGGCAGAAGCTTGATGCTGTTTTGCCGGTCTGGCTGCCAATTTATCGGTCCGACATCAGCAAATTTGGCGACGGTCTAAATAAGGTAGCGCAGGTAGCGCCAGGTATCGTGATGCAGCGGTCGGTGTGGCGTAATGCAGGATTATCGAGTAGTGAAATTGATCAAGTTATCACGAGTATCGTTGATAATTTACAGAACAATTCAAAAACTGAATAAATACTATGATTATTGCTTGTGTTTTTGTAAAGTATGTATTATAATATAGATACGTATACTTTTGACGGAGGCAATAAAAGGGTGACATATTACACCAAAAACGACGCAGGCGAATTTACAGAAGTCAGCACAGATGACATGTTTAAGGAGCGACACGATCGCTGGGTCAAAAACGAATCAGCAAAGATTCGCGAAGACGTAGAAAAAGCAGTGCGCGACGAGCTCACGAACACTATCACTGAGCAGGCTGAGAAAGACGCTAAGGAAAAATATCAACCTCAGATTGACGATTTGACGTCGAAGAACAAAGATTTAGAGACGACAATTCGACAGAAGACTATTGCCGCTGAGTATGGCTTCAAGCCTGGCACTGAGAAATATCTTGGTACTGGCACCGAGGAAGATATGCGCAAAGAAGCTGACAATCTAAAAGAAAAGTTTGGCGGCGGAGCAACCGCACCGAACCGACAGCAGCCAGGCAAAACTAGCGCAATTCAGGCGCGTACAGGTGTAAAGATCACGATCTAATCAAACCTAACTATTATCCAAGGAGGGTAATATTATGGCAGTAACTGATCTGCACTCAATTGATATTGGTGAACCGCTTGATAAGCTGTTTTCAACCGGCGGGACTTTTCCGGGAGCTGTACTATCTTTAGTCACTGAAACACCAACAATTAATATTGGTGAAAATAAGCCAATGATTATGGAAGGGCGTGCTCGCGCTTCGTTGGTTCACGAAGGTGGCGCAAAGTCGGATAACGGCCGAAAAATCATCACTAAGCCGTTCACGACTGCAAAATTGGTCTACTCGCAGCGTGTCAACGAAGAGTTTATGCGTTGGAGTGAAGCAAAGCAAGCAGACTTTATCAGTCGCTTGGTCAACAACTGGTTGACAAAATCAATCGGTCTTGACATCGATACAGTCGTGCTGCACGGTATGGATCCAAACACTGGTACCGTAGATACAAACCTTTCGAACTACATGACCAAAGCTGGATCAAGCATTTTGGTGCCGACGACTGGCACTGACGCAGCTTCTCTCGACAAAGACTTTGCCACAGCTGTTAAAGAACTGGAAGAGCAAAACATTAGTGGTGTGGCTGTTTCTGGTGACGCTGGTCGTCTGTTATCTCAAGTCGTAGAGGGCAACCAGAAGAAGTACCCAGAACTCGGTGTGTTTGGTTTAGCTGGTAATTCTTTGGCTGGTAAAGCTGCTGCAACGTCGCCAGAAGTTTCACGCGATAAGAAAACCAAATTGGTGCTTGGCGACTGGAACCAGCTGCTTCTCGGCTTCGCTGGACTAGCTGAATGGCGTGTTCACACCGCTGGTGACTACGATAACTCTGGTAAAGACTTGGCTGGACACAACCAAGTTGGTATCCGTCTTGAGTTGCCGTTTGGCTTCCAGATTTTGGACACTAAGGCGTTTGCTGTTGTAAAGGCGGCGTAATATGGGCAACGACAAGAGCAATATCGCGATTGGTCTGCCTAACCCGAAAGGCGCTCTGTATTGGGCGCCTATAGGTACACCGCTACCAACTGACGCTACCACACCACTCGCAAGCGAATTTGTGAATCTGGGGTATGTGACTGAAGATGGTCTGACCTCAACGACGGCAGAAGAGGGGGATAACATTAAGGCGTGGGGTCCTGAGACCGTGGCGCGTAACCAGACGAGCTACGGACGCACCTTTACGTTCAACTTGCTGGAATCGTCACGGGCTTCAGTCTTGCAGTTCCGCTATGGTAAGGACAATGTCAAGATTGAAACTGATGGTGCAATCACCATTGATGACACTGGTGAAACCTTACCTCACGGTGTGTTTGTCTGCGAAACCATCGAGACTAACAGTGGTGGGGTCCGCCGTCACCGTCAGATCCTAGGCGATGCACAGTTTACTGATCGCTCTGGTGATATGACGTTCAACAACTCAGACGCTATCACTGTGCCGGTATCTCTGACTGCGTATAAGTTTGCGGACGGTGCTGGTAAATTGGCTTACGTAAAGGAGTACTACTCTAAGAAATCCTAGAGACCGGGAAGAGTACACGCAGAAAAACGACTTGCAAAATAGTCGTTTTTTTGTTATAATATACAGTATGTAATTCTTATGGAGGGATAATATGGCGAGCGAGCCAAAAAAGACAATTGAACTTTGGGATGGATACACGGTTGATGTCAATATGCAGCTAATGGACGATTTCGATTTCATTAGTGAATTATCTGAAGCGCATCGAACTGGTAATTTGTCTGAACTGGTGAGTATGTATATGGCGGTTATCGGCGGACAGGAGACGTACGATGAAATTAGGACGCATATCGAAGAGGAGTATGGGTATCTATCACAAAAGGCGTTGCTGGAGATTATGGAGAAAGTGGATGGATGCTTCCCAAAAGCTGGCAATCGAGCGCAGCGGCGTTCGTGGAAGAATTTAGCCTAGTCGAGGCTGACTTCCAGCAATATTATCATCTGAATTTATTAGAAGTTTGCCCGTACGCTGATGGCCGTCGAAGCGGTTTCTTGCGCTATGCCAGGCTATTTGAGAACTTACCAGCAGAAAGCAGGATTTTCCGCAAGCTGGTGCCGGCAGCCAACTGGACATGGCGCGACGAAACATTGAGTCAAATACTGCAAGAGCTGAATATACTCACAACGTTGACCTATAATATGAATAAGCGCAAAACTGCTGAGCGTGCTAAAGTTATGAAGAAATTTGAGCCAGATTATATCACTGCTGCGCGCGAAGAAATTGAAAAGTCAAAAAAGAGGGAGCAGGCAGAAGAGCGGGCAGAGCTAGAGGATTTTTGGCGGGAATTGAACCCGGATGCACAATATCGTGATTAGTTGATAATTTTGTCTATCGCCTTGGCAATTTCAGCGTCTGTAAAGTTGATGGTCGATTTTTTCTTGATGAACAAGCGCAGGCTACGAATAACGTCAGGTGATTTGATAGCTTTTTTCATGTTGTCTTCAGTGAGTGCGTCAAATCGCTTCCAATATTTATCTAAGTCGCCTTTTAATACAGATTTCTTAGTGAGATTGACTAGGTGCTTAGCGGCAGTGCGGATTGTTGACAGATTTGTCAGGTCGTATGCGAAGATGCGCTGCGAGCGGATCGGCTTCTCAAAAATGACGCGGTGCAGCTCGATGCAGCGGCCGTTTGTAAGAATAACCCAGTCTACGCCCTCATTTGAGGCGTAGTCAACCGCCTGCTTTAAGTGGCGCTCATTTAGATCAATAGAGGTTGCTTTGGCTTCAACGATGAAGTGGATTTTTTTGTTTAGCTGTACAACATAGTCAACGTAAGTGCCGCGAATCATGTGTTCCGTCTTTATCTCATCAATTAGTGTATAGCCAAGTACAGTGCTGAGTAAGCTATTTACCATCAAGCGTGCTGTTGATTCGTCAGCATTAAGGTTTTCTTTTTTGGTCAAATATTTTTTACGGTATTCGCGTAATGCTTTTTCGCAAGCCTTTTCTTGGAACTCTGTAGCCATAATGTCCTCTTTTAGATTAAAACTTGCATTTATTGTAGCAATAGTATACTCAAAATGCAAAGTAGTATATTATGTGATAATATATAAATATGTCAAATGTAGATTTTGTTCTTGATAAATCTGGCGGTGCGGATATACTTCGCAACAATCCAAGCATAGCACAAATTCAGATGCAGAATATGAATCGTATTCTGGACACAGTGAGGGCGCAATTTGTCGTGGAGTTTGGCTTTGAGGGAAACTTTGAACTTATGACAGAGCCGACGGCATTCCGTCAACGAGTGATGATTAAGGCCGCCGACAAGCGTACCGCTGGCGCTCTGAAGACTAAACCAGGATGGTTAGGGTCTTTTGTAAAAAACCTCAGCATATGATATAATATAGTCATTACAACGCCACGCTTGCGGCAAATGCGGATAAATAAACTTATTTATTCGCATTTTTTATGGCAACTTCAATCGGTACAGCATGGATTCAAATTAAACCTTCGCTCAAGGGAGTGTCTAATGACGTCAAAAAGGCTCTTGGCGATGCTGGTGATGGTGCTAGTAGTAATTTTGGCTCTAAATTTAAGAGCAGTTTTTTAGCATCATCTAAAGCGGCTTTTGGTGAGGCGTTTTCAGAGTTTGGCAAACGGTCCGACGAGGCGTTTTCTAAGTTTAAGTCATTAGCGGCTGGTGCAATGGTTGGGCTGGGCGGAATCGCAACGTATGCTGTCAAGCAATTCGCTGAGTATGAGCAGCTTGTCGGCGGTGTTGAAACGCTTTTCAAGAAAAATTCGGGTGAGGTGGTCCAGTACGCCAAGAATGCTTATAAAACAGCGCAATTGTCGGCTAATCAATATATGGACACTGTCACGAGCTTTTCAGCGTCATTGCTGCAAGGGCTAAAAGGCGACACAGAAAAGGCTACGAAGATTGCTGACATAGCTATCACCGACATGTCTGACAACGCGAACAAGATGGGCACATCGATGGAGTCGATTCAGTATGCATATCAGGGTTTTGCGAAAAATAACTACACCATGCTCGACAACTTGAAGCTGGGTTATGGTGGTACTGCAAGTGAGATGGCGCGCCTTATCAACGATAGTGGTGTGATGGGTAAGACGTTTAAGGCGACGGCTAAAAACGTGAATGATATACCATTCAATAAAGTTATTGAAGCGATCCATAAAATCCAAGAAAACTTGGGAATCGCCGGCACATCCTCAAAAGAAGCTTCTTCAACAATTAGTGGTAGTTTTAATGCGGCTAAAGCTGCGTTTGATAATATGTTGACTTCTCTGGCTGATCCAAACGGTAATTTTGAAGAGTCATTCAATATTTTTCTAGCAGCCGCAAAGCAATTCTTACAAAACTTAGCGCCTGTTGTGAAAAGCATGTTGAAGACTGTTTTTGAAGAAATCAAGAAACAATCACCAGAGCTCGCTAAAGGATTAGAAGATGCTTTAGGTGTACTTCGTGGATTATTTGATTTTGCGAAGAATAATCCTGAGGCTGTCGCTAATATCGTTAAATTAGCAGTGGGCTTCAAAGCACTGCAGGTGGCTACAGGGGGCGCACGCTCGGCCCTCGATACATTACGCCCGTGGGCAAAATTAGGCAAAGGTATCTTTACTGGTGTTATTGGCGGTGCTCAAACATTAATAGGCAAACTCAAAGATCTCAGGGGAGCAAAGACCTCTATCGACGCAGTATCTGGCACTCTACAGGGGGCAGGTGGCGCAGTTGGCGCATCTGCTGATGTGGCCGCTGGTGGTGTTGATAAATTGTCGGCTGCTGTTAAGAGGTCGCCTAAAGAATTTACATTCGGCAAAAGCTTGGCTAACTTTTTCAAGCAACTGGGCGAAGTTGCTGGCGGTGCGGTCCAAGGGGCGTGGAAGCCGGTGACGGAGTTTTTCAAAGGAGCTGGTGAAACTATTGGAGGCTTTTTTAGGACTTTAGCGTCACCAGAGATTCTATTAGGTGTATTGTCGTTTACGGCGGCAGCGGCTGGCGTGGCGGCTGCAATTCTACTGATTGGTGGTGCGCTTGGTATTGTCTCGCCAGGGCTGGGTAACTTTCTCAACGTAGTCGTCATACCTCTAGCTGCCTTTTTAGCAGGCACGTTCTTGTTGGTATTGGCATCTGTCACTGATACCATCAATAGGCTGACAAATGAAGCTGTTATTCCGCTAACAAACGCTGTCGCCGGTGGTCTGATCGGAGTGTTCAACTCAATTGGTGGTATTATTGAAACTGCCGGTAACGTGGTGGTCCGAGTTATTGACTCTATTTCGTTTGGTATCGAAAGAATTATCAATTCTATGGCCAACCTGATCAGGTCTGTTGGCGGACAAGACTGGTACGGAACTGGTTATGGTATTACGCGTAACTTTACGGCTGGATTAGTGGACGGTATGATTGACCTGTTGCAAGACTCTCTAAACAAAGTTATCAACAATATCATCAACATTCCAGGCATCGGTAACGCGCTCAAGGCAGTTGGTGTAAAAGCCAACCCTGTTAGCCTGTCTGGATTTAAGCTTGGTAGGCGCGCTCAAGGTGGTCCAGTATTTGGCCCAGGTAGCGATACTAGTGATTCAATCCCAATGCTGCTGTCAAACGGCGAGTATGTTATCAGGGCATCCGCTGCGCGCAAGATTGGCTACGACAAGCTGGACGATATAAACAGGACTGGTAGCGTCGGCAGCTATACGCTACACCAGACAATCAATATTAACGGCTATAATCGCGATCCAAAAGAGCTGGCTGATGAAATTAGCAAGCAGATAGCCTTGCGCAAAGGGAGGGTTATGGGATGATGACTTTACGTGGTAAATTTAGCTTAGTGGCGGTAGTAAGGGATGACGGTGAGCGTCTCGATCTCACTGGCTATGAAGTAAGACTAAGTGCTGACAATGATCTACTGCAACGTCCAGACCTCGATACTTCAGACATAGACTACACCGACACAAACGGCGGCGAAATGATTCGCCAGCGGCTGTCTACTTACACTCAAACAATCAACGGGCTAATCTTGCCTAAGGAAAGTGGTTTCTGGAAACTCTACAGTATGATTAGTACCTTCTTTGCCGCTAACCGTACATTTACCCTGGTTTATGGTAAAAGGGATGGTCAACTATTTGCTATTAAAGGGGCTTGGCGCAGCAGCAGGTTAGACTTACCCGTGCCAGCAGATGAGGGTAATACGACATTTTCAACTGATCTCAAAGTAGGTAGTTCAGTCTTGTTCGAGTATGCTGAAGGTAGTGATGGACATGAGGTGTATTCAAACAACGTAAAGCTGGGCCGTGTCTCAGCCGCAACTGGCGGTGAGGTATGGGACAGCAATGGGCAAGTGTATGATGTAGTTGGCGAGGTCTGGGCTGGTGCAAGCGGTGGGCTAAGCAGTGTATTTGTTTCTTCAACCGTTAAGGTTTATCCCGTCTGGGTTCTGCGAGGTCCTGCTGTTAATCCATCAATTCAGAATAATACGACAGACACATCAGCGACTTATCACGGCAGTATATCATCAACCCAGACGCTTGTCGTTGACTTTTCGACTGGGGAAGCGCGGCTGAATGGTGCTATCGTTTCAAGGAATGTTATTGGTCAGTTATCGATCGCTCCTGGCAATAACTTAGTTGGATTTGATATCGAAAGTGGTGAAGCCACAACATCAGAGCTGGAGTGGAATAATGTCATTGGCTAGTGTAGGCAAGAGACATGAGCTACTGCTATATGTCGGAGATACGCTCATTGGTGACTTCAATGATTTTGCAAAAAACCGAGAACTAAGCGAATCGTTGAAAAGTGAATCAGATTCAGCAACAGCTGATCAGTTTACTTTTAGTATCAGCTGGTCCAAGTTCAAGAGACACGCCAAAATACGGCTAGATGATAACCCGGAGTCATTACTGCGCGTCGGCAAAACTCACATGGTATTTTTAGTTGACGGGTTACCTCGCTTTTCTGGATTTTTGGCAACTAGACCGGCGCGCAGCGGATATGGGTCTGATCAGCAGTTAGACTTAAAGTTCTTTGAACACTTTGCAAGGCTAAGCGGCGATTTGGTGTGTGATAAGAATAACACGCAATCACCTCACCGCACCTTTTCAAATACACCTGGCCATATATTTGCTCAAGACTTGATCAGTGAGTTTATAGCGCGAGCGAGGAATGCGGGCGAGACTGTCAGGTGGAAATTTGGTATTGTTAATGAGCTTAGACTGAAGACTGTTGAATATAATGATTTTCAGACGGTTAGCAAAGCTCTGTGCGACGCAATGAATAATGAAACAGGGACTGGAAAGTTTGACGTGGTTTTTCGCGTCAACCCAGATGACCATAATGAGCAGATCATTGATATTCTCAAACCGCGTGGCCGCCGCAAAAATATCATCATACGATATCCGAGCGACGGAGTCTATAAATTATGGGCGAGCGGTTACGCAGTCGAAGAGTCTGCTGATTATGCTAGTGATGTGCTGGTTGCTGGCAACGGGCAGGTTGGCAATCCTGAAGCTGGCGAGGATACTGCTGAGCTTGCCAGTGCTAGTAATCATGCGGCTGTTCAGGATAACTGCTACTGGCGAGTTTATGAAACGCAATCAAGCCTTAAGTCTCAAGCGGCAGTTGCAGAGTATGCTCAAAAATCCTTAGCACAGCGCAGTTTTGATTCGTTAGTTCCGCAGATAAAGCTTGTGGGGCGCCCTATCGTTTGGGGTGATTCAGCTAACGAAAACAATGGGCTGGCGCTTGGCGATGAATTTCGATTTCAGGAAGAGAACGATGATGGTAGTGATTTTAGCGGTTGGATGCGGATCATTGCGATGGAGACGAGTTGGGATAATCAAGGCGTTGCTACTGTGACACCACACCTGAAAAGGGTTGAGTAATGTTCAATGATAATGTTACACGCCGACTGATGGCAGTTGAAAGTGAGCAGAGGGCTCAGAAAGTCGCCGCACCATTAAACTATGGACAGCTAGCACAGGGGAGTTTGCCGACGGCTGTTTGGAATGGTTTTATCAGCCAATACCTGGCGCCAGGCAAGACGGTGACAGCTGAATGGGAGATTGTATTTCGACGTTCTGACGGTGTGAAAAAGCCACCATTGGTCCAACTGTCATATGATCATGACCAGGATATTCATCCGTTTCCAGCGGTGGGCGGGCGTGATCCGTATGCTGACGAAGAAGGTGGCTGGTGGTTGCAGACGAAAGAAATTGGCGATGATTATATTAAATTTACGATATTGATCGACTCAGCATCATGGTGGTTTAACGACAGTGATGGCGCTAACTGTACTCTGACCGTCCAAGCTATTTCGCCCGTTCCGGGCACCCTATCAATAAGGAGGGTACAATGAGCAATGTTGAAAAATGGTTGAATAAATTAGAGGTAGAATCAAAAGCACTTAAGCAAGGGTTTTATCAGTCGGCAACAAAAATACCGCTACATACACGGGTGACTAGAGCAACAACTACTCCAAATGCAGATGCGATGGAGCGTATATTGGTAACATTCACGACAAAAAGCAGAAAGCCAACAATCGCTCAACTTGAAATAAAATCTAACGGTGGCGCAGTGTCTCGCGTTCGTAGGACAAATTATGTGCATGGTGCGCAGTGGGTGGTGTATAGATTCAGTCCAAGCCCTTGGGCACCAACGGATTATGAGTTTGTGGTCCATTCTATGATGGACGGCACGCTTTCAGCGAGGAATATGGGCGCATGAGCATTGAAACAAGAATTAGAGCGCTTGAATACGAGAACGCCTCCAGGAAGGTGGTGTATCCAGTTGCCGCATCGTTGGTTGATTTTACTCAGCAAGTTTCGCAGGTCTTTCATACGAGCGGCGGTGAGAATAGAGTGCTTATGATGACTATTAAGTTTATCCCAGATCTCAAGCCAAAAGATGGTCCTCTTTTTGTTGACTTATTTCCGCAAGTTTCAGTAACAGGCGATTTTTCTGAACAATTCCCAAAAATGACGTTTCATCAGCTGACTCAAGTTGATGGCGAAGCGGCGGTTATGATAGGTATTTATGCGCCGCAACAACAAAGCGACTACTATGTGCGCGTCATTGCAAATGGTGTTTGTCGTGGTAGATTTATTAAAGTATAAAAACATGCTATAATATAGGCAATAACTTACGTTCACGCTTACGGTAAAATGCGGTAATTCAATAGGAGGAGAATTATGGCTTTTACCAATCCAGGAAAAATCGTTAGATTACGTTCCCGCCCGAATGGGCGTGGTAGCGTACATGAGGCGAACATGTGGGCACAGCAGCACTCTGATGGTCTATTTTCAGGCCGCGGAGTGGTTAGGAATACTGTTGCTGACATGAATGTACTAGTAGGCGGAACGACAGACAACCCAGACATTGTACTAGGCAAATTACCGAGTGGCTTTTTGATTGCACTTGATATTGTCGGTCAGCAGGTTATCAGAATTACTGCACCAAGCTCCAACAAGCGCATCGCAAGTGTCGTAGCCTATTCTGACAATATTGCGCTAAACTCTACAGATACCAATACGACAGGTTCACCGTCGTCATGTGGGTTGATAGTTGTTTACGGTCCGACATCAGCAAATCCTGTGGCGCCAACTGAATCTCAAATCAGACAAGCTGTAACGCAAGACGGTGCTACTGGCTCGCAGGCTGTTATTGCGGTCATCGCCAACATCACAACCGAATCTTCTACGACCACAATCACAGACGAGATGATCGTAATTAACCAAGGCACGCTCAATCCGCATAATATAGATTTGGCGTCATTATTTGCTGGCAGGACTAACGCTGATGTCGTTGATACCAGTAGGGTCATTGTGCAGTTTGGCTGGACACAATTCTTAGGTAACAATACGAATACTATGGAAGTACCTATTGCGTTTCCTAAACGATTTAAGAGAATATTTTCAATCACCGCATCATTTAATGGTTACAAGTTAGGGGGTGGAGCTAGTAATCTATCAGAATTTGATAATCCAGTCCGCACAGGGAACTCAGTCGAACCGGCCCATATAACAAATAACGGCTGTAAGTTATTGGCTACCTCTCAAGGTAGCTTTGGTCCGGCTTGGCATGGTATTTCTTGGATGGCTATCGGCGAAGTTCAGGACTAGGATTTTTTAGTATACCAAAGCGTCACAAATGAAGCTGGCTCTTGATGTTTATGACAAATGATATTATAATATAAACATATCACGTCACGCTTACGGTAAACTGCGGTAATTTCAACTAATGATTTTGGAAGAACCGCAGTTTTTATTTATGAGCAACACAGACGTATCAGCAAAGGAATTCGGCGCATTGCAGGCGAATGTTGAGCATATTAAAGATGTTATAGACAAACACACTATTATGCTTGAACGGATGGAAGTTGTGCTAAGCGGTAATGTCTCGCGGATCGAACTTGAGCAATACAAAAAAGAGCACCAACAAGAAATAAAAGAAAAATATTTGCAACGTAGCGAAATAGAGAGTTTGCTGAGCTTTTGGCGGCTCATCACGAGCAATTTAGCAAAGTTATTTGCAGTTGCCTTGGTTGGTTTGGCTATCTATGTGACTGGAAATTTAGTCCGACAAAGCGAGACAGTAACCAGTCTTAAAGAGGATATCCAGCGAATAAACGTAAGGCACCAATAAGGGGGAATATGGATAGAATCAATCAATGGATTAACAATGCGCCAGGACGACGAATTGACGTAGATGGTGCGTACGGGCTTCAGTGCAAAGACGTCATCGATGACTACTGCCTGTGGTTATTTAACGACTGGCAGAACACCATCCGACCTGCCAACGCTAAAGAAGCTTTTGCTAACTCTAATGGTGATTTTTTTGAAAAAATATTGAATAACATGTCAGACCCAAACCTGCTACCACAACGTGGCGACATTATTATTTGGGGCGCAATGGTGGGCAACCCATATGGTCACATCGCCGTGGTTTTGGGCGCTGACCTGAATGGCGTGGATGTTATTGAGCAAGACGGCTTCGCACAAACACCAGCAAGGACTATTCGACGTCCATGGATTATCTCAGGTGGTCCAGTCATTGGCTGGCTACGCCCACGCCCCGAAAAGATTATTGGCTATGTCGCGCCACAAGAGGTCAGCCCAACCGACCGCAAGATGGAGGAGGAGGGTTACGCCCGCGAAGAGCCAAGTACTCAATCTGGTGTATTCCAAGAGCTGGCTCAAGGTGACGTTATCGCTATGAAAGGATACGTGACAAATGGTGAGTCAATTGCCGGTGATACTGTTTGGTACGTCACAGCACGTAGTGGCAAATACATGAGTCGCCAGCTGTTTGAGGACAAGGAATTACATGACCTGCCAGACCTGACACCACAACCAGAGCCACAACCAACACCAGAACCTGAGCAAGACTTTAGCAATACCATTATTGATGTATCTAACTACCAGACAGCTGAAGTTGTGAACGTATTTCCTAAAGTAGCAGGTGTCATCGTGAAAGCTGGCTGGGTTGGGCAACAGTATGGCGGCAATGAATTCAAATTAGACCCAGACGCAGAACTGTTTGTTACTAAAGCTCGTGAGGCTGGTAAGATGCTTGGTCTTTACTGGCTACCGTACTTTTCAACTAGAGAAGAGGCGGAACAGAACGCTGAGTATTTTGTGAAGTGCATCGAGGCTTTAGGAAACGAAGCCGGCGAGCTGCTATTCCTCGACCTCGAACCAGACTTTGAGGGTACTGTCGAGCAAATCGCAGTATTTAGCAATATAGTGCTTCAGAAAACTGGCAAACAAGTATTCACATACGCAGGCGAAGCTATTATTCAAAAACTAGGATTGTCACGCGTCGACTGGTATCCAACTTATGGGCAAGCAGGAAACTATGCACACGGATCATTTATCCATCAATACTCAGAGACATTGACTATCCCTGGATACGACGGGAAATTAGACGCTAATGTGTCGAATAAATCCATTGACGAGTTGCGAAGTATGGGTGGTGTTATGTTCCCGAAACTACAAGAGACACCACAAAACAACGAATCAGAAAAACCACAGGAAGTGCCAAATAATAAACCAAAGGAGGAAAAAATGGCAACACCAGTATTTACCAAAGAAGATATCGAGGCAATCGAAAAAGTGACTGCCGAAAAAGCCAAATTAGCACAAGGATTGGCTGAGACAGATGAAGCTCAGGAAATCATCAAAGGTATCAGTAAGCGAACCAAACTAGTTGTGTACATCATCGGAGACCTACTACTTGGTGCAAGTGCAATCGCTCCACAAATAGCCATCGCGGTACTGTCTGGCGACCCGTACGTCAAGACAAACGCGATCAGTGGTGCATTAGCTACAGCTGGTCTATTCTTGCTGACAATGTTTGGTATTTACAAAAACGGCAAGAATAAATAATCATGGAAAATTTAGCATTGCTGAGTGACGAGGAGCTGGTCGATGAATATCGGCTAGCTCTGCAGCAGCAGGCAGAAGTAAACGAACGCATTCTAACGCTAGAGGACGAACATTTCAGCCGTACATGTGGCAGAACAGCCCTTAGATGGTTAGTAGAAGAAGGAGAAGAGTATGAATTCACAGAAAATAACCATAACTAAATCAAGCCTGTATTTTCGCGAGTGCAAGGCCTGTGGCTGCGTCACTTTGCACGTCGGCAAGTCCACACCGCAGATGCCAGCAGGCTCAACATACAATGACTGTTTGCAGTGCCTGGTTGACGCACACAGCGTGCCGGGACTGAGCCGGTGGCACGATCCAAAAACTGGCAAATTGCTGGCTGAGCCACGCGGCAAGACACCGCCAGCGTCAAAAGGTTGAACTATAAAGTAATCCTTTATAGTTTAGCTAGTGACCATTTCGTTGATATCCGCGAGATGGTTGTGGATAACTACACCAAGCTGTTCGGGATTTCCGAACAACTGAAACCGCCTCGATAAGCTCCGGGGCGGTTTTTTTGGTAAGTTTTCCACAGACTTAGATGAAAATATTCAAAAAGTCTAGAAAAACTATTGCAATTAGCTAACTAGTTTGCTATACTAAAGATAGTTAGATAAGAAGCGGCGTAAAAATAATTAAGACGCGACAGCACAACCCTCTAACTAGCGACTAAACTAATCTCTCGAAAGGAGAAACACAATGACAACCTTGAAAAGCTACGACACACCACAGCTACTCAACATCCTCAATTCCAGGAGCGGCGGTATGGAGCTGGTCGGCACTGAATTCAAAAACATCGACGAGCTGGTTGACGCTACTCACAAAGAGCTTGACCGCCGATTCGCTGAGCGTGGCGAGTTCGTCCGCCTGTCAAACAAGCAGAAGACGATGTGCGGCTCTGCCTACATCTGCGCGAAGATTATCGACGGAATCACCATCAGCACCTACTACGAACACGACGAAGCTAAAGCCAAAAGCTACCGCCGCGTAAAATAGATGGCAAAATAACAGCCCCGCCCGTGGCTTATAACGGGCAGAAAGGAAATTCGCAGAATGTCAATGAAAATTATAGAATTAAGCGAAGCTGAGTTCATCTATGAGCTGACTCGCAGCGGCAGCCGAGTCAATCAAAGCCCGTTGCAATGGACGCACGAATGGCTAAGCGCCCGTGGCGCAAGCACTAAAGCGCTAAACAGATTAGGTGACTGGAGTGGCGCATCAACCGTTATTGATATTCATCGATTAGTTCGAAGTGATATCATCTGCTGTATTAACGCCGTAATTGGTGCTAAACGATCTGTAGGCGGCCAAAAATCATCAGACAACATGACACCAGAGCAGCGCCGCGAGCGCGCCAAAAAGGCGGCAGCAGCCAGCGCGGCGGTGCGTAGCGCAAAAGCAAAAAGTGTTGCCAGGTCTAAAAAATAATGATACAGTGAAACTACTAGTTTAGTCGCTAGTAAAAATCATGGTCCCGCTTCGGCGTCTCCATGACAAGTAGTCGTCCTTGCTTATGGAATTGACTACGACAAGCTCTAATCCGTCTCTTTGTGAGGCGGATTATCTTTTGTCTGTGAAAAACTCTGAAAAAATCTTCAAATCTTGACTTTTATTTAAATATTTGCAATACTAGTATTGATCACACATCAGGCATGCCCTCGCAAGAGGGTCCTATTAGTCCCTCGCCAGCGCGTTAGTCTGGAGGGGGATTTTTATATTCCCAAAAAATAGAAAATTCTTGTCAAGCCCTAAGCACTACGGTTCTTGTCAGAATTTTCTCATATAAACACAACACCCTAATCTAGTGATGGTGCTAGTTAGATTTGGGCTTAAATTTGGGGATTTTATTGGGGTAGCGATTTTGGCACTAAACTAATCATTGTCAATCTCAATCCCAATCTCAATAGATTTCAACAAAGAAATCCTCAATCCCAATATCAATACAATTGTTTAGTTATGGAGGGTAACAAAACATGGACAAGTGGCAAAAGGTAAAGCGCACTGAATCGATTGCATATCAGTTAGCGGATAAGTTCAATAATCACAAGTATTTTTCTTTCTACTACAAGGTAGCGGCTAGATTACCAGAGCATAGAATTTGGCAATTGGTGGAGGAAGCACAACGTGGCCAACAGCCAGCTCGATTGTTTTCGTTTCTCTGTAAGAAGGCTGGAGTATGACAACACTCAACACTAACTTACTACGCAGCAAGCTTGTGGATAGGATAAATCGAACTAAAGCTGAACGCGATCAGCAGAAGTTGTTTGAGAAGAACAACGGTAATGTCTGTGAACACGAGTGGAAAACGTATAAGCAGATTATCAAGATTGATTACTCAGTTACTGTATTAAAGAACCAGATGCGTGAATATAATGGTCCAGCTGCTCCGTATTTCATCGTCAGAGGTTGCCATAAATGCAAGTCAAAGCACTATGTTGATATGCGCAGTAGCTAAACAAATAACAGTAGTTAGAATAGAGGGTAAATAAATTAGAATATTGCCCTCTTTTTGCTTGAATAAGGATAAGCGTTATGACAAAATAATGCTTGAGTACTCAAGTTTCTACGTAGGTAAAAAGTATCGATTACTACTGGAGTTTGGAGTTTATGAACGCAACAATGACGGCTAGCCAAACGGCAGCTTTATTTTTTACTAAACCAAAAACAATTGACAGTGCGAGAAGTATCACTATTGCGAGACTAGCTGATAACTACATCCACCACTGTACATACGTTGACACTATGTCGCCAACCACCATATCAACGAGGCGAACACATCTGAAGCAATTCATTGAGTTTTGCAGAAGTAATAACAAGCTATACGCTGAGGATCTCACGATCAACTGGCTTGACTTTTATTTCTATGAATTCACAAAAACCCACGCGCCATCAACCACAAATACCACTAAACGTATCTTAAAATCATTCTTCCGTTACATAAAAGATAGAGCCGAGATAGCTACCGTCAACCCTGACATCATCAAATCACACAAGAATATGAAGCCTCGACCGCGTTACATAGATCATAACACCATCGATTATGTCATTCAGAGAACTACTGATCCACACACTAAAATGCTCATAGATTTCATGTATGAAACAGGCCTCAGAATCACTGAAGCCTGTCAGATCACTTACCAGGATATTGATGACCTGCGTGTCTATGTATTAGGTAAAGGAAACAAAGAACGCACCGTCTATCTCACACCTGAAGCACGACAACGCCTTGACGATTATGTCGATGAATGGGGCCGTCAGACTGGCGCGCTATTCAGGGCTAATACCAAGACTGCACGACTATGGATCCAGCGAGCGTTCAAAAAGCATGCTGGCATTCATATCACACCGCATCAGCTACGCCACAGTTATGCAGCTAGGCTGCTACTTAACGGCTGTGACATAGCCTCAATCCAAAAACTGCTCGGTCATGCAGACATCTCAACCACTATGATTTACCTACAGCTCAAAGATGAGGCAGTAGAGAACCAGTACTATAAAGCCAGGAATAACGCTCAAGGCTATTGACATATTTAACCGACTTTGCTATACTAAGGGCAGTTGAGAAAGGCAATTGCCCTTCCAGGCATTTTTACACCAATAATTCATGGCTATCTACCGAGTAAAGGTATGACAGCCAAGATTTATCCATCAAAACGGAATTGTTGTGGTGGACAATCGTAGTTATGGGGAGGCGCACCTCACCAAGTTCCTACGATTGAGATAAACTAACAGGTCTCAATAAAGCGTTCTGATATTTGTCAGGACGTTTTTTGTTGTATAGAAAAACCCGCTAGAAGTAGAGAGCTAGCGGGTTTTTCTGTTTGAAGAGGTTAGCAATATGGCGTTGATGACCTCTTGTAGACAGAATAACTACACTGGTCACAAAGGCAACAACAATCCTCCGGCCTAAACATAGCGAGAATTGGGGCGACGGAGAGGATAGTCAAGAGTTAATGTGAATACATCAGAGCAAGTTTTTCGGAATATATTCAACCCATGCTTACCAGTGTGGTACCTAGTATAAAAATTGACTAATACCCCCTGGGGGTATTATAATTATCATATGATTGGTGACCTTAAACAAAGAGCTCTTCATCGCAGCAAAATCATTCAGGGTCAGATGAAGGCGCTCGAACAAAACATTGCTGATGATGTCTATTGCATGGATATCTTGACCCAGAGCTTGGCATTACAACGGTCGCTCGCCTCGCTAAATAAACTCATCCTGGAGAATCATTTACGCACTCATGTTGTTGAGAATTTAGCTTCATCCGAGCCTGCCGATCAAGCGAACGCCATAAAGGAGTTGCTACATCTTTACGAATTACATAACATACGGAGCAAATCATGACAGGTCAGCACCACTCACACCACACAAGCACCTCGACAAATCGCATGGCAGCAAGCGCAACCCTTCATTGTCTGTTTGGCTGTGCAATCGGTGAACTTACCGGTGTAACAATTGGTACACACGCCGGATTCGCGCCTCATAGTACAGTACTTCTGGCGAGTATATTATCATTCGTTTCTGGATATGCCATCTCAACCACCCCTCTATTACGGGCTCGGTTATCGTTCATACGGGCGTTCAAGCTAGTTTGGGCTGCCGACACGTTGTCGATTCTCGCCATGACAATTACCGACAATATCATTATGCTGGCAATCCCTGGCGCCATGAATAAAGATCTCACTCATCCAATCTATTGGCTTAGCCGTATCGCGTGCTTTGGTGCTGCCTTTATTGTTGCTTTTCCAGTCAATCGCTATCTTCTACGACACGGCAAGGGTCACGCGTTGACGCACCATTATCATCACAAACATAATTCCTAATACAGACGAAAGTGAAGACAATGACGACGACGTGTATTATGCCAACTGTTCTGAAGCCCGGGAATACGGCGCTGAATCGATAGAAGAAGGCGAACCTGGATATTGGGAAAAGCTTAACCGAGATGGTGATGGTATAGCATGTGGACCACGGCACGGTAGGTGATTGATATTTTACCTCTGTTGTGCTACAACGTAAGTATGAAAAAGGCTATAGTTATCACCGTCATTGTAGCCCTCGCAGTAGGTGCCGGCGGTGGCATGTTGCTAAAGACTCACCTGGATGATCAGGCGGCTGCCAAGGCGGTTCAAGTGCAAGCGTAGCCAAAGCCAGAGCCGAAGAAGGATAGATACGATGTCGGTCCCGCGGACGCTGACAAAATTCTGGAACTGGTAAATACCGAATGCGCACGAATCGGCGTGGCGCTATTAATACATGATGATAACGTGCGTATGAGCGCACAGCTAAAATCTGACGATATGTTAGCTAAGGGATACAAACAGCATAATATACCAGGTACAGATAATTGGTATTCATCAGAGATGGCTAACCTAATGAGTAAAACTGGTTGTTGTATTGTCAGTGAGAATTTTTACTGGGCTGGTTTTGAGGCAACAAGCAGAAATGCTTTTAACTGGTGGATGAATTCAGAACTGCACCGCAAAGCGATACAAAACCCAGAATATACAAAAATAGGACACGGTATCGGCCGTAGTGATAGCATGGCCTACGCGGTTCAGCATTTTTGCATTTCAGAATAGCATTAGTATATATCACAAACCCTAAATCTCCTTTTGTCTCGAAAGGAGATTTTTCTTATGAACGGAGACGCATCATACCGTCAATACTACTATAGTGAATCGTACATCGAGTAGTTTTTATATTGGCGCAGAACACAGTATTGCAAAAGCAAACTCTATATGGTATAGATAGTCATGAGACACATTTGGAGCCAAAAGAGGAGGAATGGAAATATGCCACGTGCTAATAATGATCTAATGGAGCGAGAACTTACAGGGGCAACTGCGAGTAGTCCTGAGGATAATGACATGAGAACGCTTCTTGACGCCATCCGTACGCAAAAAAATCTTGACGAAGAGCAGAAAAGAATTAACAACCTTAGACAGCTTGGTCAGGAAGTCTTGGAGAAGTGTGGTTACGCGGAATATAGCGAAATAACCGTTTAG